ACGAGCTCCGGCAGAACCTCCTCGATCTCCTGGGCGATCACACCGATCTCTTCGCGGCCATTCTTCTCGAAGCGCGTGCCGCGAAGCTGGGTGACCTTTTCAAGGCCACCGTCGAGCGGACGGATATTCGTCTTCAGGCGAGCGTCGGAGTTCGAGGTGATATTCCCGTTCACCGTCAGCGTGCCGTTCATGTAGGCATCGCCGGTGCTGTTCCACCGAATGTAGCCCCATTCGGCCGAGGCGCCGGTGTTGGTGACCTGAAGGTAGGCGTAGCCACTCGTGGCATCACCCATCAGGCGGATGCCGCCGGTCGTGCCGCTGTTCGGCGTTTGGGCGCGCACCATGCCGCTGAAGACATTCTCTGCCGCAGACAGCACCGCATAGCTGCCGCTGTCCTGCTTACCGGCGATCGCGGCGGCGTTGTCGCTGATCTGCTGCTGGATCTTGCCGAACGCGACAAGCACAGAGTCCGTGGCGGTGACATTGCCCGCCGTCAGCGTGAAGCCGGTGAGCGCGCAAGCACGAACGCGAGCGTCCGTGTAATACTTGTTGACCGTGCCTTCGGTTACGGCGTCGGTCGAGCCAGGCGAAGCCGAGATCTCGACATAGGCGGAACCGGACCAGCGATAGGTCTTGCCGGTATCCAGGGCGACATAGATCTTGCCGGTCGTGCCGGTGCCAGGGAAGCTCGCCAGGTTGGCGTATTCCAGCACATCGTCGACATAGGACGGCAGCTGGGTAGACGGGACCAGGCCGCTGCTGTCGAGTGTCGCGACACCGTTGGCCGCGCCCTTTTCAGTCGCTGCGATCTTACCGTTGATTGCGCCCAGGACATCGGTGTTGTTGATGTAGACCGTGTTACCCTGGCGATTGAGGTGCAGCGGCAGGCTGTTGAAGCTCTGGATGTCGGCCTTGGAAGCGCTGCCACCGATTACGAGCTGGGGCTGCGCGGCGCCCCCTTGAGCAATTCGGATTGCTCCGGTCAGGTAACTGCCGTCCCAGTCCGCCGTAGGCGTGATAGTTACGCCGGAAGGAACAATCTTGGCGAGCTGTGCCGTGCCAATCTCGAACTGATGAGCGCCGTCCGCAGCCTCGGTATGCCAGTAGACCGTCTTGGCGTCGCCGCCGAGCGCTACATAGGCTTTGATGACGCCACCGACTGACATGCGGAAATAGGCGGGGTTACCCGCCGTAGTGTCGGACTGGATCGCGCCGTTGCGTGACACGATCGTCGAGCTCGCGTCCACCAGGCCAGTAACAGTGAGGCCAGTTGCGCCGATCGTCGCATAGGTGGCACTCGCGAGACTGCGGAAGGTGTGCGTTCCAGCATCGAAAAAGTAGCCGCTGTCCGCAACGGTGAGCCCCGCCTGGTTGGTCGGAGTTCCTCCAGACCAGCGGCGAAAGGTCCAGATCGTGTAGGCGTTGCTGGTTTCCCAGTAGACATTGTTGTCTACGGTGCCGGCGATTGGGCCGAAGCTGTTGCTGCCACCCCTGAAGGAGAAGTTCCCGCCGACCGCGAAGTCGCCGGCAGCACTCTGCACGGTGAGTGCCGTGCTTGCACCGGACACGAGAACATCGCCGTAGTCTCCGTCGCTAAGACCGCCAGAGCCACCGCCCCCGCTGGAGTTGACGGTGATCGTGTTCGTCGTGTCGTCTTCGTTCAGGGTGACATTGGTGCCAGGCGTGAGGATCGCGGCCACGAGATCGTAGACGGTCTCTGAAAGGTCGCTGATCGTCGATGCGGTCTGCGTGCCCGTATGGGTCGCACGGTCGCGCAGCTGGGCGTCTGTAGCGTTCGCGGTTGCCCCTGCAGCAACCCCGTCGAGCTTCGTCTTGTCCGCGCCCGTCATGAAGCCAGCGGCACCGCCAGCAACCGCGTTCGCGTGAACCGAGCCACCAACGCCGGCGTGATCGGTGAAGAAGCCCTTCTTGATCTTGCCGAAGGCCACCAGAATCGAGTCCGCGGCGGCCGGCGTGCCCGCGGTGTCGGCGAGGCCGGTGAGCACGCACGCGCGAACTCGCGCGTCCGTGTAATACTTGTTGGTCGCGCCTTCCGTTACGGCGTCGGTGGATCCGGGGCTGGCACTGATCTCGGTGTAGACCGAACCGGACCACCGATAGGTCTTGCCAGTGTCGAGCGCCACATAGATCTTGCCGGAGACTCCGGTGCCAGGAAACGCCGCCTGGTTCGCATATTCGAGAACATCATCAACGAAGCTGGGAAGCTGGCTCGCGGGCACGAGACCGCTCGCATCGAGCGAAGCCACGCCGTTGACTGCGCCAATCTTGGTCGTATCGATCTTCAGGTCTAGGGCGGCCTGGACGGCAGTCGAGACCGGCTTGTTCGCATCGCTCGTGTTGTCGACATTGGCGAGGCCGACATCGATCTTGGTCGGCTTGTTTCCCTGGTGATAGATCGCGTTCGTGCCGACATAGGGGGTCGCATCGAACTCATATCCGGTCGCAACGCCCCAGCGCATCATGGAGATACGGTTGTTGGCGGTCTTGTAACCAAGGTTCCCGCCGCCTGTGTTGCCGGCGAAGTTGAACCCGAAGTTCCCCGCGCCGGTATCGGCGCTCATATAGATGCTGCCTTGAGCGTTCGAGATCAGCAGCTGAATGACGCTTGGGTCGACAGTGGCGACCTGGCTGGCGTCCACCGTCACACCGAGCTTCGCATCGAGCGCGTCATTAAGGTCCACGCCGTTGAGCGTGATGCCGGAAAAGCTGACCGAGGTGTTGACCTGCGCATAGACGCTCGCGAGGCCGGCGAACTCGCCGCTGACCTTCTGCGCCGACCAAATCTTGTCGGCCGCAGTGCTGGTGTCATCGATCGTGGTGAGGACGCTGCTCTGTCCGAAGAGCTGCTCCAGATACACCATGCGGCGGGAAATCGTCACTAATCAGGGCTCCAGGCTGGGCTCGATACCGAGCGCATGCGTATCATAACACATGCGCCGCGGACGCGCTACAGGTTGGTGATGTCCACGAAGATGAAGCGCGAGCTCCAGTTCTGCTGACCGTTCCAGTAGGAGCTGGTCACGATGAAGTCGCGGAAGCTGACGATGAAGTTGTTGCCGGACGCCCGAACGGCACCAAGACCCTTGTGGATGTTGCCGTCGCCGGCGCCGTATGGCGATGAGCTCGGTCCACCCGCGGCCGGCGTGTTGATGAAGGTGATACAGGACAGATAGGGCTGGCAGATCCAACCCCACTTCTGCGCACTGGGCTTCTGATAGGCGGCGAATGTGCCGTAGGTTGTCCACTCGACGATGGTCGTGCCGTAGGTTTCCGGCGCCACGGATAGGGTCTGCGTGGGGATCGAGTAATAGTCGCCACCGACGCTCGCCTGGACCGGACCAGAGAAGATGCGGGCATCGCGAACGATCATCGGCTTGGTGTTGCTGTCGAAGATAATCTTGCCGTCAGAGCCGAACACCTGAAGGCCAAAACCGTGCGCGGGCGGGGTATTCGGCACATCGAACAGGTAGACCTCGCCGGCTCCCATGAAGGTGTAAGTGAATGAGCCGTCCCCGTTCTTCGTGCTGCCGACAATGGTGATGCCGGCAGTCGGGATGGTGGGCGCGCTGGTCGAGTAGAGGACCGGCACTGGAGCCGTGCGGCCGGTCTGTGTCGTCCAGGTCCAGATGCCAGTGCTCGCGCTGCTCGTCTTCTGGATGAAGACGAGGTTCCGATAGAACTGATCGATCTGGACGATACCGCCATCGTTGATGACTTGGAGGCCGACTGTGGACATCAGTAGAGCCCCAGCACGAGGACAGATTGATCGTAGGATTGATAGGTCGTTGTCCCCGCCGAGCCCGCGGTGGTCGTGTCGGGGTGATACCAGGAGCACCAGAGCGCGACCTTGCCTGGCTGGTTCACCGGATCGATATAGACATCACCGCCAGGCCAATAGAGCTCGTCCGTGTCCATGAGATCGATCCTGAAGGTGGGGATGATGATGCCCCACAGGCGCGTCGAGTAGGCGGGATCTACGACCTGAACCCACACAAAGGATCCGCCGACCGCCGAGTTCGGAATGCCGGCCGCGTTCGTCGCCCCCGCATAAATGACGCGCCCAAGTGAGTCCGCAGTATCGAACTGCAGGTGTCCTGCGCTGTCGAAGATTTGAAGACCTTGGCTCATGCGTGTGTGTTATACACCATGCGCTTACCAGATGCCAAGACGCACTCGAAGCACATTGCTGGAGTCGTAGACCGAGATCAGCGCGTCCGAGATCACCACTCGCTGACCGCTCGGAGCGGACTGGAAAGTGCCGATGGTCGCGCTCACCGCCGACAGAGATCCCACATTCAGGCGATCGGCGGTGACCGTGCCGGTCTTGATGTCCGAACCGTCGATGACCGTGCGGCCATAGGTAGCAACAAGGTTCGTGCCGCCGCGGTAGGTGGCGAGGATGACATTGTTCGCCCCGCGCGCAGTCGCGAGATCCGTGCTGACCGACAGTCCAGTGGCGGCGGCCGTCCAGTAGATGTAGATCGTCCCAGTGGTCCAGGTGGCGGTGCTGCCAGCGGCGATCGCTACCGAGACCGCAGCCCCAGTCGCATCGGTGTAGGTGATCGTGCCAGCCGTCCAGGCGCAGCGGTTCACCGCCGGATTGTTGTGCTCGAACTCGATACCGGCGATGTCGATGCCCGCAACGCCGACCGTGACCTTGTTGGCCGTGATCGTGTTCGCGGCGATCTTGCCGCCGTCGATCAGCGTCTGGTCACCACCCCACAGGATGCTCGAAAGTGAGGTGGTGCCGGACAGCTGAATCTTGCCTGGCGCGATCAGGGTCGTGCCGGCATTGATGCGCGTTGCGGGGTCTTGAGCTCCGGTCGCAGCGTTCGACTGGATCGTGCCAATCGAGACGCCCGTCGATCCAATCGTGATCGAGGCCGGAAGAGAAGTCGTGATGTCGAGCGAGGCACCCGACAGCGAGCCTGCCTGGATGCGGTCGCCGAGGATCGAGCCCGCGACCATCGAGTTCGTCGTGACGGACCCGACAGCCATCTGCAGCGCCGTGATCGCGCCGGCCAGGATCTTCGGCGTCGTGATCGCGTCGTCGCTGATCTGCGTGGTCGTGATCTGGCCCACCATGTCGCCAAGGTCGAGACCTTGGGTCGTGACGCTGACGCCAGGATCAATCTTAGCGGACTCGTTGCCCGAAGTGTCGAGCGCGGAGATCCAGTAGTAGTAGGTCGTGCCTTCGCTCGCGTTGACCCGCGTGTAGGTGCCGGTCTTGCCTGGGACGGCGTTGACCGTCGCTACCGCCGTCGCCGTCGAGGGGTCGTTCGTCGAGTTCTCGTAGATGACGATACCCTTGAGATCGCCATCCGCGGGGCTCTGCCACTCAAGGAATACGGTCGTGAACGCTGCGGCGACCGTGAGGCCGGTCGGAACGGCCGGCGGGATCGAGTCAGACAGGACCGTGTGCGACACATAGTCCGACCACTGGCCCTGGTTGCCGGTGTGATCGACGCCGCGGACGCGCACCTGATAGGTCGAGCCAGAGACAACCGGCGCCCACTCGTAGGTGTTCGACGGTGCGGCAAACATGACCGCGTTACCGCCGTCCTGGGAGATCTCGATGTCGTAGTGGTTGATGTCCGACGCGATCGAGGCCGCCCAGTCCGCGTGGAGGACCGGCGTCGTCGAGCCGTCATCGTTGAACTGGAGGTTCGAGGTGAGGATGAGCCCCACCACCTTCTCCGGCGGGTCCGCGTCGAAGTAATCGTCGATGCTCGTGGGGAGCACGACATACTGCGCGGAAGGAGCGCCAGGACCGAACGCGTCCACCGGCACCACGATGATGTAGTGCTGCGCACCGGATGCAAGCGGCTGGAGCGTGATCTGGCTCGAAAGTCCGCTGTAGACCAGGTGGTCGATGGTGGTGGTGCAGGGGTCCGTCAGGGTCGCGTAGACATTGATCGCCGTGATGTCGGGATCAGGCGGAATGGAGACCGTAACGACGATGCTGTTCAGCGCGCCCTCGACAACCGGATCGGTCATGAAGGCCGGCGCCGGATTTTGACAGAACATGGTCCGCGCCGCGGAGATCTGACCCTGACGGCCGCGCTGCCTCACCTCGAAGTTGAATGCGCGCCGCGGGGTGCCTGCGCCGTCGACCGTGTTCTTGTCGAAGGAGTAGGTGTAGTTCGGCGTAACGGTATATTCCGTCCGCAGCGGATTCATCAGATCGTCGAAGATCGTGACCTGGTAATCGAGGAAATAAACCTCGTCGCGAACCGCGTCCGTCCAGGTGAAGATCGCGTCCTTGCCCTGGAACTCGCCGTAAGTCTGATCCGGCGGCATGCTGCCGTTGAGCTGCAGGCCGACCGGCGCGGCGTTGATGTCGGGGTGCGTGACGGTGTAGGTGATCTCGACCCAGTTCGAGAAACCGCCGTTGACGCCGACCGAGCGGATGCGCGCCTGATAGTCGCCGAGCTTCTGCCCAGTGATCTGCACAGGGCCGGAAGCTACCGGCGCAATCCCGATCCAGGCCGGCTCGGCTTCGTTCTTGTAGTTGATCTCGTAGCCGGTGATGCCGGTGGTATCGAGCGGCGGAATCCAGTTGAAGACGATCGTGCCGGCGGTGTCGAACGCCGTCTGCGTGGCGGTGAACGCGTCCGGCCCAGGCAGTCCGATGATTTCGGGATCGATCGTGCCGCCGATCATCGGGGCAGACGCGAACGGCGCACGGTCGCCGCGCGTGTTGTAGGCCACGACCTTGAAGATCGCATCATCGCCGACATTCAGCGTCGTGTGGAGCTCGTTGATGTTGACGGCCGAGCCGAGCGGCAGCAGCGGGCCACCGTTCAGCGACAGGTAGACATCGGCGCCGCCGTAATTGATGATTCCGCCGGAGCTCCAGGAAATGCGGCAGCCGACCGTGTTCCGCACAGGGTCGATCCAGCTGTCGTAATCCATCATCAGGCCGGAGACCTGGCGCACCATCCGTGAGGACAGGTTGGTGACGGGGATCGGGATCTCGACTTCCGGCGGTCCATAGACGCCGGCGTTGTATTCCATGAAGGTCAGCGTGCGCTTTTCGAGGCCGTTGCCGGTCACCCCGACGAGGGTGAAGGGCTTCGAGACCGTCGAGATCGGACCATAGGCGAAGCTGGCATACTGCGTCGGCGCCTGGGGCAGCGCAGTCGTCAGGTTCAGCGTGGTCGTGTTGTCGGCGTTCTGCGTGACGCTGGAGACCGCGCGCTGTTCGAGGCAGTCCGTGTCCCACAGCTCGACGGATTGCGCAGCGGTAAGTCCTACGGGATCTGCGGCGAGCGTGACCGTGTGGTAGCTGGCGCCGTTCTGGATCGCGGCGATCTCATAGTCGCGACCGTTGGCGATGAGCCGCTTCGACGCGAGCTGCAGGTTCGTGAGGTTCGCGCCACCCGGCTTGATGATGAGCACCTTCCGGCCGACCACCGAGGCGATCGTCGAGGTGACCCGCTTCAGGGCATCGAAGTGGACGATGACATTGGCCGTCGAGAGCATGTCCACATGCTGATCGAGGACAACCTGGGTAGTCGTGCAGCCGTCCTTCACTCGGCCGCTCGTCGCCCATTCCATCATGTCGTGCTGGATCAGCGCGACTTCGCCCATGCTGATGTTGATGGCTTCGAGCCATGCGTCGAAGGTGATCGTGCGCATGAGCAGGCGGTTCGCGTAGATTGCGCGCCAGAGCTCGATCTTCGCCTGGTCGTGGTTATCCACGCCCATGAGCGTCACCTGGGCGACCCGCGGAACCTCGTTATAGGTGACCGCCTTCGGGTCGACATACCGGATGGTCTTCGCCTTGTTCCGGTCGTTCTTGTCGTAATAGGTGAACTCGTATTCGTTGGCGCGATCAGCCATCGACAGATACTGGACCTGGAACGAGTCCTTGATGATCTGCGCCTGCGTGAACTGGTGGACCGGATCACGAGCCTTATCGACCGCCACCGAGATCTTCGTGCCGAACGGAACCGGCGCTGCGTGCCCGATGCGGAGCACCTGGTTGAGTGCATCGCCGAGGTTGGTGCCGGTGTCGAAGACGCCGTTGAAGGTGATGTTGTTGTCCGTGCAGTATTGGGCGAACTCCAGCCACCGCGGCCAGTCGATACGGCTCGTCGGGAGGCCGGCGCCGCGCTCGATACCGCAGATGATGTCGAGGCCGATCCACGCGGGGTTCTTCGACTTCTCGATGGTGAGGACATTGCCCTCGATGTCGTAGGTGCGGACCTTCGAGCCCTTCACGAGCGCCGTCAGCTGCGGGATCGCGTTGAGTTGGTCGTTGAGCTTGATCTTGAGCGACAGCGTTGCCGTGCCGCGCATCGCGACCGCATCGTTCTCGATCTCGGCGACATCGGTCAGATAGACTTCATCGATCCAGTCATCGTGGCTCGGATCGGCCGGAGTGACGCGGCGGATCTGAACATCATAAGTGCCGCGCGGGATCGTCGGACTGACGAAACTCTTGCGGATGGCGCGCGTGCGGTTGTCGGTGACCGTGATCTGCCCAGTGCCCACTGGGATCGGCGGTGCGCTGGCAGACAGGGCAGGGTAGACGCCGTAGCCGGAACGGACATTGACACCAGAAATGTAAGCCTGGCCGTCAACCTCGATCCGGTAGTCTCCACCGTCCAGGTCAGCCGTGAAGGTGTCGGAGACCATCGGGGTGATGTCGGTCGGGCCGGCGATCGAGCCGTCATTCAGGTCGGTATCGAAGACATAGCCCCGCAGCTGCTCGTCGCTGGCCGTCAGGGTGCCGATCGTCGTCTGCTCGCCGGTGGCAACATTGGTCGCGACGACATTGACCGGCTGCTGCGCCGTGGTCCAGGCGGGTGCATCGACCGAGACGGTAACGCCGTCCACATTCTGGATCGTCGCCGGCTGCGTATAGCTGACGCCGGAAGTGGCGTCCGTGGTGGTCGCGTAGGCAGACACCGATGACCAGCTGGAGATCGGCATACCAACGAAAGAGCCGGTGCCCTGTTGACGGTAGAGCACCTCGAAGGTGATGCTGCGATCACCATAAGATCCGTCCGACTTGTCGATGTTCACCAGGCCGCCAGGGAAGGTCACATCGAGGCGGATGCGATCGACCTCCGTGGTGGTCGTGTGCGTGGTGAAGGTGGTGTCGAGCTTGATGCCCTTGTTCACCTGGACGATGGACGCAGGGAACCATTGGTTCACGCTTTCCGTCAGCGTGCCCTTGGTGATGTGGGTCTCGACCAGCTTGTAGTTCGAGACCGGCTGCTCGTTGATCTCGATGTCGGTGATGTCCTCGACCTCACCGTCATTCATGACCGTCCGCAGATAGAGATACTGATCGTCGCCGACATTCTCGGTGTAGACATCCGAGAAGTTGCCGGCGCAGCGGAAGTCACCGTAGACCACCGGATAGACGATGCCCTCGGTCGCCGAGTTCTTCGCGCCGTCGATGCCGTAGCTGCTGTCGTCCTGGCCCTTGGTCTTCGGCGGCTTCGGGGTCAGCAGGAAGCTGTTGACCAGGCCGATGCCGATCATAATCGCTGCGGCCGCCCACCACTGCATGCCAGGGATGAAGGCGACAGCGATCGAGACGGCCATCAATGCAACACGGAGGATGCTCTTGAAGCCGTCGCCGCCCTGCGGGACGAGGACCAGGCCGATGCGATCGAGCTGCTGGAGCGGTTGATCGCCTTCCGTCGCGGGGTCGACCTCGACGCCGTTGACGAAGACCATCCACTCGCACTCTTCCGGCAGACCCTGGAGGTAATCGTTCAGGGTAGCGTCCGGCCGCCACTGGAGCTCGTGCCGCTCAAGACTCGCTGCGGGAGCGAATGCGTCGTAAGCGATTTCGAGCCAAATCAGGTCGGTATCGACAGGGGCGATATGCTGCGCTGTGAGCGCGTTTGCGCTCTTATCGGTCTCGGTGTGCGCAATGTCGCTCGCGCGCGCTGTAGCAGCGCGAGAGAGCGCGAGAGACGACACGCCAGCGAGCAGTGCGATCTTACTCATAATAGTAGCTCGCGAGCGCGCGCATGGGGTTGTTGGTCAGGCGCTCCGTGGTGACGCCAGTGCCTTGAATGCAGTGGGTGAAGCGGTCGCCGTGCAGCATGAAACCGACATGCGCGCCGTGACCGTCCACGCGGAAAGTGAGCAGGGCGCCAGGAGTGCCAATGGGAACTGGCCGCCAGCGGGGAGCATTCGGAACTCGCTCGACGAGCTCCTCGATCTCCATCAGCGTGTCGGGAGATTGAAAGTCGGGGAGCTCCACCCCAGTCCGGCGGAAGAGCTCGCGAACATAGCCGTAGCAGTCCCATTTGTCGGGACCGCGGGCGCCGCGATCGAACGGCATTCCGAGAAGATCGGCGAAGGACGGAACTGGGTAGGTGAGCATCACAGGCATTATCGCATGTGTGTCACCCTACATGCAAGCTAGATATTCATTTTCACGAGCCCAGGAAGCCCGCGGAAATTGACCGTATTGTTCTTCTGCTTGCACCCGTTGGCGCCGTCCCTGGTGTAGTCGCAGGTGGTCACTGGTCCGGTGTATTGGCAGCCGTAGCCCTTGAAACGCCATGCGCAGCGATCGCGGAACTGGCGATGCTTGGGGAACTGAATGCCGAGCGGGTTCTCGGAGCCCAGCGTCATGCTCACGATGTAGTTCTTCACCGAGCTTCCGACGACGCTCATCGTCTCCTCGATCTCCGGCGGCTGGTCGAGGCGGTCGGAGTTGACGACGCGCAGGATGACAGCGCTGAACATCCCGCCGGCCATCGCTTCGAGCTTGCTGGCGATGAACTGGTTCTGGTCCTGCGCGGTCAGCGAGACGCTGGGAGCTTCGTTCTGCTTCTGCTCGATCTGGAAGTCGAAGTTGGCAGCCTGATAGACCTGGCCGTTGAAGACGATGTTCTCGTCGTTCCTCACGACATAGACGGTCTCCTCGACCGCACGCGTGTTCGGGTTGACGATCTGGATCTCAAGGCACGCCAGCCACACCGCGGCCGAGGCGATCTTGTTCTTATCGATGACGCTTTCGACGGACAGGGCGCGAGCCATTAGATCTCACTCATCTGGATCTTGATGTTCCACAGCTTGGTTTGGCCGATGATGTTCGGCGTCGGCTTGTAGGTGTCGAACCGCACCTGGCGCACGACATCGTGGACATAATCGTAATAGGTGAAGGCGGTCGACTTGCCCTTGGACTCGTAGAAGGCGTCGAGCTTTTCGTAGTCGGCGTGCGGCAGGCCGATGAAGCCGGTCGTAATGACCTTGCGTTCGGCGCGCGTCGTCCGGTCGCGGCGGAACTCATATCCGCCGTCCGTGTCGGCCTTCAGAACCTTCTCGATCCGATCGATGTCCCAAAGCGAGGGGGATTCGCCCTGGGACAGGTCGTCTGGTCCTGTGCCCTTTTGAGGGAAGTCAGCTGCAGCCATTATTCGAGTATATCATGCATGCGTGTCATACACCATGCACTCACGACTTTGCAATAGACCC